TACCAAGCCCCCCCGCCGACATAAGCGATTGTCACGCTATCGCCAGGACCTAGCACGAAGGTGCGCGGCGTACCATTTCCAATCCCGAATAGGGCTTGGCCAACTGCCGCCTGCACGGTCACAGTTCCAGAGCCGGAGTTATTGAACTGGAACGTCGCCCCCACCGCTTCGGCCGCGCCGATTGGCAATGTTACGGTGATGGTGCCCGAGCAGTTAATGATCTGGCCCGCGTTATCCAACGCTAGAGCGCGCGTTGTGTTTACGCTGTTCTGACTGGAGAAGTTGCCAAGCGCCCGCTGTACGAATCCTGTCGAGGCAATGCTGGAGCCAGCGTCGAACCTCGCGGGTGTGGGGGCTGTTGGGTCGCCAGTGAATGCCGGACTTGCCGTGCGCGCCAGGCCGTTGGTGATGTCCCGGAACACCAGAGCGGTGGCCCCGATCACGATTGGCGCGTCGGTGATCAGCTGCCAGACGGTGTCGGCCAGGGTAGTCCCGGTTTCGGTAGAGACCGTGAGCGCCGGGGTTACCTCGGCGTTCTCGTCGGCATCGGCACTGCGTGCCCAGGCCCCGGCCGCTGCTACATAGATGCCGTTCTGACTGCCGGCGGCCTGATTCTTCACCAGTACGCGGTCGCCCGCCATCAGCGCCACGCCATCCACAGCCTGCAGACCGTTTAGAGTGATGTTCGCGGTGGTGGCCACGCGTACGGACGCCTTAGCGTCCTGGCGGTTCATTGCGGTGACGATAGCGGTGTCGACATATTCGCGAGTGGCCAGCACGACACTGGGATCGATCTTCAGTTCGACGGCGCCAGTATTGTTGACGATCAGCACCATGCGCACGGTCTGGGTACGGCCACTGCCTTCGGCGAGCAGTGGCTTGTAGGACGGCGCACAGTTAGCAATGGCAATCAGCGTGCCGGTGTTGTCCAGCAGACCGATTTCCCGAATCCACCAGCCGCCCACTGTCTCAGGGATGACTTGCTCGGCGATAATCTGGGCAGCGTTGCCCGCATCGATACTCAAGCGGTTCAGTGGCGCGCGGCGAACCTCATTGACCAGGATGGTGCGGTTAGCATCCGGCACAGGCACGTTACCGTTACCGTCCCCCACCGCCATCTGGGTGATTTGCAGGGGGGTACCAATGGCCGCAGCATTGGCCAGCTTGGCGGCACCGAGGGTGGTGAGAATAGCGTAATAGGTCACTGCCATGGGTAGACGCTCATAGTGTCAATTGTGTGCTCGCGGCCCGGCATGCTGAAACTGCCGACAACCTCGAGTTCTTGGGATAGGTAGGGGTAAACGGTAAGGGTGTCGCCGTCGTAGCACGCGGCTGAAACAGGCACGGTGCCCTGCACTTCGAGACTGATCGCCAGCCCGATCAGTTGCCGGGAAACGGGCTTCGCGTCGTCAATCAGGCGCTCAAGCTCCTGATACATTTCCTCAGTGATGCCGGTATCGAGCACGCCAACCTGAAGGCGGAAGGTGCCGGGCACCCCCTGGGGGGCTTCCTCCCACCACTCCTGTACTTCGATCAGGTAACCCAGCGGCTCCACGACCCGGCGCAACGCACCGATGGTGCCTTTATGCGCATGCACGTAGAACGCCGAGCGAATCACCGAGCGCTTGATTGCCTCTGGCCAGGTTTCGTCCCAGCGATCCACCGACCAGGCCCAGGCCAGTTGGTGCAGCAGGTGCGCCGGGCAGGTGTCCGGGTTGTACAGGGCGCGTAGCGGTATCTCGGTAACTTCAGCACCAGCGGCCTCGATGGCCTGTTCAAGCGCGGTACTGTTGAGCGGGAGCAAGCTGTTCATCTCAGCTCCCCCGCGTCACGCTGATGCCTTCGCACCAGGCCGCTTGCGCCATGCTCGGACGGATATCAGTCCAGTTGTTCAGATCGACCCGACTGACGCCATTGATATGCAACTGGGCATCCACCCCCGAGCGCGCTACTTCAACGCCCAGTCGCCGGCGAGGATTGACCCAGGCTTGCAGACGGCGCTTACACTCGGCCAGGGTTGCCTCGATCTCCGGGCCGCTGCCACTCATGTGCACCACGGCATCGATGCGGTACGGCAGGATTTCAGCGCTCTGCACTGTCAGGCGATCGGCCACCGGGCGCACATCGTCGTCGTTGAGCCGGGCGCGGACGGTTTCCAGCAAGTCGGCAGCCGCCACGCCATTGCCCTCCAGGGCCAGCACCGTGACCACCACAACCGCTGGCGACGGGCTCTGCGCAGTTGCATCGGCGACCTGGCCGGAGGCATTGCGGGCATGCAGGATGTAGCTGTTGCGCGGCCCTGCGGTGGTCAAACCTTCATAGACCAGTTGGACTCGCTCACGCAGGGCATCATCCTCTTCAAGTACCTCTGGCGTCGGCGGCACCGTGTCCGGATTCCCGGCCTGCACCACCAGGCGCTCAAGACGCACATTGGCGGCGAGTTGATCGAGGTCGGTGCCTTGCGCATACGCCAGCAACAGCGCCTTGGCGGCATCGTTGACCCGCGCCCGGTTGAGCAGTTTGCGATAGGCACCGACTTCCAGCAGTTTTGTCACCGGGTCGCTCTCCAGCAACGCGTCCCAGTTGTCGCCCATGTGCGACCGGAAGGTCGCCAGGTCCTCCTGGAAGATGGTCTCGAAATCGAGGTCTTCCAGCACCTGAGGCGCGGGCAGCGCCGAAAGATCCAGACTGCTCATGCCGTCACCTCCAACAGCTGGCTATCGCCCAGGTACTGTCCGCTGAGCTGCAGGCTGATCTGCCCGCCCGTCACCGCCAGCACCCGGACCCGCTCCAGTTTCAGGCGTGGCTCCCAGCGTGCGAGGGAACGCGCCACTTCGGCCTGCACCGCACTTTTCCAGCCGTCATTGACTGGCAGATCGACAAAGCGTCGTAGCGCGCTGCCATAGGCCGGACGCATGCGCCGGCTGCCCAGCGGTGTGGTCAGGATGTCTTCAATGGATTGGCGCACATGCTCGATGCCCGACAGCGATGCACCGGTACGGCGATTCACTCCGATCATCGGCTTACTCCTTTATTAGCGTGGCCATGATTTCTCCAGGCGTAAAAAAGCCCGCGTCGGCGGGCTGGGTTCAATGCTTGTGGTTGGCGGTGTTGCCGCCGGTGTCGATGATCTTGCCGCCGCCAAGGATGTCGCCGGTTACCCGTAGCATCCCGTTGACCTGCACCTCACCGGTCAGGGAAATGTTGGTGGCTTGGGCAACAATGGAGTCGGCGGTGACCACTGCCGAACTGCCGCCGACCTTTAAGGTCAGGGTGCCGCCGGGCAGCTCGATGGTGTAGCTGCTGGCCTGCCAGTCATAGACCAGCGAGCCGCCGTCGGCGAAGCGCCAGACCTCGACATGCTCGCGGTTGTCCGGTTGATCGCCGGCGTTTCCGTACAGACCGGGTATGAAAGTACCTTGCGCGGGCTCACCGCTCGGGCTGACCAGCACGCCTTGCTCATCAAGGCTGGGCGAGCGCCAATGCCGCGTCTTGCCAGCGGACAGGCTGTGCCAACGGACCCAAGTGCTGGTCCAGCCGGCACCGTCGGAAACCCGGACCTTGGCTGCAGCAAGATCGACCGCAACCACCCGGCAAGGAATGATCAACGCCGCCAACATGCGGTCATGGGCTGCACTGGCGTAGCTCATGCCAGGTCCTCCGGTGACTGGTAACTGCCTTCATTACCAAGGCCGGTGTCGGGGCTGAAGGCAAAAGCCAACGGCCCCGGCTCATCAGGCCACGGCCATTGCACGATACCCAGGCGCAAGACCTGCTCCCATTGCACCCGCCACTCGACCGCAACGGGCGAAGCCGGGACGGCGAGCACAGGCAGGGCCTGCACCTGTTGTGTCTCTTCGACGAAGTCCAGCCCCCAGAACTGCTTGCGCAGCAGTACAGCCAGCTGAGTTGCCAGGGTAACGGCCTGCAATGACGCCTGTGGAAGGTTGCTATCGACCAGGATGCGCGCCTCGAAAGTCGCCGCGATGCAGGAGCGGCCATCGCCAGGATCGATGCCTGGTTTCAGGCCGGTGATGGCATGCAGCAGTGCTGGCAATGTTGTGCTTTGGTTAGCCGGCACATAGGCCTCAACGGTTTCGAGCACAGGCATTGCGAGCTTGATGGTGGCGGTGATGGCCTCATGCAAAGTCGTCAGCTCGTTCACAATCGCTCCTCCTTGCTGGCCGGTTTGTTGAAGTCCTGCGCCTCTACCCCCAGCCGCCGCGCCGCCCAGCGCTCATACAAACCGATCGCCACATCGGCTCCTGCCATCGCGGTCAGACAGCCAAAAGCACTGGCAGTCCAGATCGACATGCCGCTGGCATACAGCAGCATCACCGTGGACACCCCGCAGACCATGCAGGCCCCTGAGCGCAAAAGCAGACGCCGAACCAGCGCCCAACCTCGGGCGCCGGCCTTGTCGGCGCGCCACATTTCTCCGGAAATGCCGCCCAGCAAGGCCAGGACGATCACCAGCCAGATCGGCATTTCCAGTAACGTCTGTTGCTCGTTTGTCACTGTCCTGTCTCCTTGAGTAGTTCCGCTCGGCACCTTGCCTGCGGCGTGTGTTGTAGAACCGATCACTCGGCATTCCAAAAAGCCCGGTCGCCCAGGCTTTTCAGTAATGCGTTGTCGAACCGCCCGCCACGACTGGTGCCCGGGCAACTCCGCTTCAAATTGTTCTTCCGACCGCGGCCGCCTGCCCGCCGGATAACTGCTTGTGGTGCTTTACGCTGCACACCCGGGTCAGTTGCCAACCCTCTGAACAGTTCAGGCCTGTTCATCGCTGCCTTTGTCACTGCCGGTGTCGACCGGCTTGAGACAAAGATTATGCATTGGTGCATATGCAGTCAATGCATTTGTGGAAATATTTATGCATAGGAAAATGCACATATGCATGTAAGCCTTATGCCGTGGGGCCTGGAGTGCTTTTCAGCAGACGAAAAAAAACCCGCCGAAGCGGGTTTTCTGATTGTCGGGATGTGAGTCAGCGGGCGTACATGCCCCACCAGAACACATGACCGAGGATGCTGATCTGCTCTTCCTGCATCTGCTGGAAGCTGTAGTCTTCATCCGGGTGTTCATCGCGGTTGAAGCTGCGCAGGCGTATGCCGGTAGGCAGGCGATACAGCTGTTTCACCCGCAGTTGACCATTGTGATTGATGGCGTACAGGTCGCCATCGACGATATCGCCGATGCCACTCTTGCCGGCGTTGACGCCCACCGTGGCGCCATCGCGCAACACCGGCAACATGCTGTTGCCACGCACGGTGACGCATTTGGCCTGGTCGAATTGCACGCCGTTGTGACGCAGGCTGCGCTTGCCGAAGCGCAGGCTGGCCTTCTCGCTTTCTTCGATGACGAATCGTCCTGATCCTGCTGCCAACTCGACCTCGCGAAGAAACGGAATGGATACCTCGTCGTCCTCGACGGGCGTGTCGTCATCCCACAGGCTGATGTCGTGCAGCTCGGCATGACTGCGCCCGGGCACGGCCTCGCGGCTTTCTCCAAGCTCGACGCGCCCACGCAGTTGATCGGTACTTACCCCGAAATACTCGGCGATCTTCGACACATGCTTATCGGAAGGATCGACGATCTTCTCACTAAGAATGCGCGACAGGGTGGATTGCGGCACGCCGGTACGCCGGTGCAGCTCCGTGGGGGAGATACCGTGACGGTCGAGCAGTGCTCTCAAGACGGATGCTACGTTGCGTTTTTGCATAATTTGCATAATGCAATCGCTTGATACGAAATGCAAATGCCAATATGCACGAAACTGCATGGACAAATGGTCGCGCGCGGCTGTTCGCCTCGGCATCGCGCGCAAAATCCCTGTACCATTGCCCGCTTGCCTTTGGTCTAAACGACACTGCGAGCCAAGTTTCTGTAATGAGCGATCTTTCCGCACACACCCCGATGATGCAGCAGTACTGGAAGCTGAAAAACCAGCATCCGGATCAACTGATGTTCTACCGCATGGGCGACTTCTACGAAATCTTCTATGAAGATGCGAAGAAGGCCGCAAAACTCCTGGACATTACCCTGACTGCCCGCGGGCAATCGGCGGGCCAGTCGATCCCCATGTGCGGTATCCCCTTCCACGCGGCCGAGGGCTACCTGGCCAAGCTGGTGAAGCTGGGCGAATCGGTGGTGATCTGCGAACAGATCGGCGACCCGGCCACCAGCAAGGGCCCGGTCGAGCGCCAGGTGGTACGCATCATCACCCCGGGCACGGTCAGCGACGAGGCGCTGCTCGACGAGCGCCGCGACAACCTGATCGCGGCCGTGCTGGGTGACGAGCGCCTGTTCGGCCTGGCCGTGCTGGATATCACCAGCGGCAACTTCACCGTGCTGGAGATCAAGGGCTGGGAAAACCTGCTGGCCGAACTTGAGCGCATCAATCCGGTCGAGTTGCTGATCCCGGATGACTGGCCACAAGGCCTGCCGGCCGAGAAACGCCGTGGCGCCCGCCGCCGTGCGCCGTGGGACTTCGACCGCGACTCGGCACGCAAGAGCCTCTGCCAGCAGTTCGCAACCCAGGACCTCAAAGGCTTTGGCTGCGAGAAGCTGACCCTTGCCATCGGCGCTGCAGGCTGCCTGTTGGGCTACGCCAAGGAAACCCAGCGCACTGCCCTGCCGCATTTGCGCAGCCTCAAGCATGAACGTCTGGACGATACCGTGGTGCTCGACGGCGCCAGCCGCCGCAACCTCGAACTGGACGTAAACCTGGCCGGTGGCCGCGACAATACCTTGCAGTCGGTCATCGACCGTTGCCAGACCGCCATGGGCAGCCGTCTGCTGACCCGCTGGCTGAACCGTCCGCTGCGCGACCTGAAAGTGCTGCAGGCACGCCAGGGCTCGATTCGCTGCCTGCTCGACAGCTACCGCTTTGAAAAACTGCAGCCGCAGCTCAAGGAAATCGGCGACCTCGAACGGATCCTTGCCCGTATCGGCCTGCGCAACGCCCGTCCACGAGACCTTGCGCGCCTACGCGATGCCTTGGGCGCCCTGCCTGAACTGCAGAACGCTATGGCGGAGCTCGAAGCACCGCACCTGGCGCGCCTGGCGGCCATCACCGGCACCTACCCGGAACTGGCTGACCTGCTGGAAAAAGCCATCATCGACAACCCGCCCGCGGTCATCCGTGACGGCGGTGTGCTGAAAACCGGCTACGACAGTGAACTGGACGAATTGCTGTCCATGAGCGAGAACGCCGGCCAGTTCCTTATCGATCTGGAAGCGCGGGAAAAAGCCCGCACCGGCCTGGCCAACCTCAAGGTCGGCTACAACCGTGTGCATGGCTACTTCATCGAGCTGCCAAGCAAGCAGGCCGAACAGGCGCCTGCCGACTACATTCGGCGGCAGACGCTCAAGGGTGCCGAGCGCTTCATCACCCCGGAACTGAAAGTCTTCGAAGACAAGGCACTGTCGGCCAAGAGCCGCGCCCTTGCCCGCGAGAAGATGCTCTACGACGCGCTGCTGGAAACCTTGATCGGTCATTTGGCGCCCCTGCAAGACACCTCCGCGGCCCTGGCCGAGCTGGATGTGCTGAGCAACCTCGCCGAGCGCGCACTGAACCTGGACCTGAACTGCCCGTCCTTCGTCGACGAGCCGTGCATGCGCATCAGCCAGGGTCGCCACCCGGTGGTCGAGCAGGTACTGACCACGCCGTTCGTGGCCAACGACCTGGCTCTGGACGACAACACCCGCATGCTGGTGATCACCGGCCCGAACATGGGCGGTAAATCCACCTACATGCGCCAGACGGCGCTGATTGTGCTGATGGCACATATCGGCAGCTTTGTGCCGGCAGCCAGCTGCGAGCTGTCGCTGGTCGACCGAATCTTCACCCGTATCGGCTCCAGCGATGACCTGGCCGGCGGACGTTCGACCTTCATGGTCGAGATGAGCGAAACCGCCAACATCCTGCACAACGCCACCGATCGCAGCCTGGTGCTGATGGACGAAGTCGGCCGTGGTACCAGTACCTTCGACGGCCTGTCCCTAGCCTGGGCTGCCGCCGAACGTCTGGCGCAACTGCGCGCCTACACGCTGTTTGCCACTCACTACTTCGAACTCACGGTGCTGCCGGAAAGCGAACCTCTGGTGGCCAACGTGCACCTGAACGCCACCGAGCACAATGAGCGCATCGTGTTCCTGCACCATGTGCTGCCGGGCCCTGCCAGCCAGAGCTACGGCCTGGCCGTGGCGCAACTGGCGGGCGTACCGACGCCGGTGATCCAGCGTGCGCGCGAACACCTGGGCCGGCTGGAAACCGCCAGCCTGCCGCATGAAATGCCTGCAGTGCCCAAGGGTGCGCCAGATGTTCCGCACCAGAGCGACCTGTTTGCCAGCCTGCCTCACCCGGCCATCGAGAAGCTCGGGAAGCTCGACCTGGACAACATGACGCCGCGTCAAGCTATCGAAATGCTCTATACACTGAAGACTCTGTTATAACGCGAGCCCGCACAAGCTGATAGAATCCCGCGCGGTTTGGCGGTGCTGCAGGTTACTAGCCTGGCTTGCAGCCGAACGACCAAACCGAGCGACCCTGTCTGGAAGGGTATCGCTGCCGTCGCCTGAGGAGAGAATTAGAAATGACCTTCGTCGTCACCGACAACTGCATCAAGTGCAAGTACACCGACTGCGTAGAAGTCTGTCCGGTGGACTGCTTCTACGAAGGCCCGAACTTCCTGGTCATTCACCCGGATGAGTGCATCGACTGTGCACTGTGCGAGCCTGAATGCCCTGCCCAAGCCATTTTCTCGGAAGACGAAGTGCCAAGTGGCATGGAGAACTTCATCGAGCTCAATGCCGAGCTGGCAGAGATCTGGCCAAACATCACCGAGCGTAAGGATGCCCTGCCGGACGCTGAAGAGTGGGATGGCAAGCCAGGCAAGATCGCCGATCTGGAGCGTTAAGCACTCCGGTTCACTAAAAAAGGCCCTTGGAGGGCCTTTTTTTATGTTTATTGCAGGCAAAAAAAAGGGGCGGTTTAACCCGCCCACATTTTTTCCGTAGTCCCTTTGTTCCCTTTCATCATCCTGATGAATCGCGTCCTGCGATGTCCTTTGCCATCATCCTTGATAGCCTGTGTCAGTCCGTAGACACAGTTGAGATACTAGCGTTTGCAGCATTTCCTTCAACAGGTCAGAACTCTCAAAATGCTGCAGAAACGTATCTGAAACAAACAATAGATTTGTTATTTATCAATAGCTTACAAAAATAACCACAGTGAAAACGACAACGTTTTACTAAAACCTATAGCGATGACTTACATAACGGGTAAGCGAAGGCTTACACGGAAAACAACTGTGCCA